AAGATGTGGTATTTGGTAATCTTCCTGATGATGTAATCCAAGCGGTTTGTGTGGATATGTGTGGTGATAATTTGACCCAAGAACTTAAAAATATTTTTAACTAATCGCTTGTATAATCCAAATATTATCCTGAACTTTGTATCACTATGGAAAACAATAAAATAATAAACGATTACTTGAATTATGTTTCTGCGAGATTTGGTATTGTTGATACTGATTACTTGGATTGGGTAGAAAATGTATTGGAAGACAATAATGACTTTTTAGAAGACAACCCAACATTCGCACAGATTGACGAGTTCATCTTGGGTGAATTGGAAAGTTTAGAAGATTAAAAAATAATTGAAAATAATTTTGGTAGTATCAAAAAAATCCTTAACTTTGTATCACTATGGAAAACACACAAAACAATAACACGATGAAACCAGTATCACTTGAAACTATGAAAAGCATTCTTGATGAGTTCAAGGAACTTACAAAAACTTATGATGAAGCGAATGAAGATGTTAAATCTATTGAATGTGTAATCGCTATTTTAGCAACACGAGGTTTAATTAAAAATGATTTGGTTAAATAATTTTCATCATAAAAAAGTTTAGTATATTTATAGATATGGGAACAAAGGCAATTTTCAAGATTTACGACAACGGAAAGTTCGTAATGGGTTCGTGGGTTAAATACGATGGTGGTGTGAATGATACATCAGTATTACGACCTGTATTATATTCTTTAAGAAAGGATTTTTCTAAACAAGGGTTTTATCAAACAATCAATAGTATTGTAAATGATGGTAAGTTCGCCACTATCTTTGGTGATAAGAAAACACCATTCATCAATCAAATCAACGAAGAAGGTATGACTAGTCCTGATGTGTTATTTTGGGATATTCCTTTAAGTGATAAGAAATTGATGAACCATTACATTTGGGGTGAGTTTATTTATGAAATCCGTTATGTAAAAGATGGTGTGAATATTAAAGTTTCCTATAACGGAAATGAAATAACCAAAAAGGTTGGAAGGGAAATGTATGGTAATTTAAGAAGTGGTGATATTCAACATAACCTAATTGAATTAAATAAGTGGGTTGAAGATATTGATTACGGATTAAACGATTGTGATTGTAAAGATGAAAAACCCCCAATAGAAAGGAAGGAAGAAGTATGATAGGTGCTAGTAAATTGGACGAACAGAAGGTTCAGGAAATCAAACGACTATTCGCAACAACGATGTTGTGTGATGGGGACATCGCAGAAATGTATGGTGTATCCCGTGAAATGATAAATCAAATCCGTAGTGGAAAGAAATGGAACGATGAAAAAAGGTCATTTGTTATGAAAGACCAAATGAAGAGTTATACGAAGACAATTACAATAGTTAGGGGTAATCAGTATTCATCACAAATAAGTCCCGTAGAAACGACGCAGGGTAGGTTATTCATAGTATTACACTACATAGGTGATGAAGTATTCCACGAGACATCAAGGGTATTCACAACTGAACCTGATTATGAAGTATTCAAGGAAGAACACTATAAGTTTATTAAAAAGGTAAATGTATGAAAATCCCAAGACAACGAAAATCAAATCACAATAGAAGGAAGTATAGAATATCTGTAATCCTTCAAGCGATAGAATGGTCTATCCAATTAGAAAGACAAATGGGTAGTATCAAATATTATCAAAAATAATTTTGTATTGTAAAAAAAAAGTATTATATTTGTAAGACAAACGAAATAAAAAATATAGATATGGCACAAATTGTAATTAAAGAAGAAATCACAGATGTTAGTTGTTTAACTAACTTGATGGAAATTATCAAAGACAAAATCAGTCAAGGATATACAAGTGGTTATTATCCTACTTGGGAACTTGTTATGACTGAAGAAGAAAGAATTGTATTTCATAAATCAGTAGAAGAAGATTGGGAAGGGTAAGATTATGGCACAGAATAAAGATAGACAAATCGCATCACAAAGTTCTATGAAGTTGGTTCTTGATTGGGCTACTTCCTGTGGAAAATGTCTTACGATGAAGGAACTAGTAGGAATGTCGGTAGTCCTTGTAGATTATGTAGAAAACGGATACACCGCCGAATTAGGTAAAAGATTAGAAACAATCCAAGACCATATAGATAATAAAGGACTTCCCAAGAAGTAATTGTGATTGTCCTATATTGTTGAAACCCTAACCCGAAAAGGTTGGGGTTTTTTGTTATACATCTTTTTACAACATAAACTATATTTATAGTATTCTGGGGGATTATCCCATTTTTCGTATGGAAGTAAAAGTATCAACATTATACTTGGATATAGACAAGGCAGTAAAGGAAGGTAAAAGACACATATTCCTTCGTGGTTCATCAAGAAGCGGTAAGACATATCAAACCATATCCTACTTGATTTTATACATTCTACAGAACCCCAACACAACAATTACGATAGTAAGGGACACACTAGTATCTATCCGTAATTCTGTTCTATTGGACTTTCAGGAAGTAATGAACCAAATGGGATTATACAATCCTGAACTATTCAACAAGACAGAAGTAATCTACAGGTTTGATAATGGTAGTATGGTAAGGTTCTTGGGAGCAGATGATGGTTCAGGAAAACTTCGTGGTATGAAACAAGACATCGTATTCATCAACGAAATTACATCAGTATCACAGGAAGCCTTTTTACAATTAGATATTAGAACCAGTAGGTTTATTATCGCAGATTACAACCCAAGTGCTAGTGAAGATTGGTTCGTTTATGACTTGGAAGAAAAACCTGAAAACCAACTTATCATTTCAACTTACTTACAAAATCCTTTCCTTGATGAAAGGATTGTAAAATCTATTGAAGGTCTTAAAGATATTGACCCTGAAATGTATGAAGTTTATGCGTTGGGTAAAAAGATTAAACCCCGTGAAACAATCTTTATCAACTGGGAAGTGGTTAAAGAAGCACCAAGATATTCCAAGATGTTAGGTGTAGGAATTGACTGGGGTTATTCTAATGACGAATGTGCGTGTGTATGGGGACTTATCAACGAACCTGATAATGTAATCTACCTGAAGGAAGTATTCTATGAAAAGGGATTGTCTAGTGATGATATATTATTCAAGATGCGTGAAGGTGGATTACAGAAGACCTTTGAGGTCATCGCCGATAGTAGTGAGCCCCGTATGATTGACGAACTGAAGAAGGGTGGTTATTCAAGAACAAGGGGGGTAAAGAAGGAAGCAGGTTCAGTCCTGTATGGTATAACCGAAATGAAAAAGTATAAACTACAGATTGACGCATCATCAACTAACTTGATTGAAGAACTAAAGAACTACAAATGGTTCAAGGACAGGTCAGGAAACATCACCAGTAAGACAACAGGTAGAGACCACTTATTAGACGCCGCAAGGTATTTGATTACGGAAATGACCTATAAGCCAAAAGTGAAATATAGTTTTATGTAATTATGAAAATTAAAAGATTAGGAAAGGATTATGATTATGACTACAAGTCAATAATAATGAAGGGTGAATATTTTAGAGCCCTAAAAGAACTATCAATAAAAGAAAATAAACCATTAGGTAAGATGATAAGTATATTAGTAAAACATTATGAAAGTAGTATTAGGTAAAAAGGAATATGGGATATTACCCATCAGTATAGAGCAGTATGAATTACTGAAAACAAACCCCGACATTAAAGCAACAGAATTGATTACTATGATGACGGGAGCACCACTTGAAGAAGTGAAACAAGCACCCTTCGCACAAGTATCGTTTGTGGCAAAGATGTTGATGACTGAATGGTCTAATACAGATACAACACCCCTACAACTAGTAGTGGATTTCAAGGGTAAGAAATATGGTCTAATTAAACCATCACAAATCAGTTATGAAGAATGGATAAACCTTGAAGTGTTTATGGCTGAAAGTCCTTTGGATTTGGTTAAACTGGCAACCCATTTATACAAACCATTATCCAACGATAAGATTGGGGAAGAAAGGGAACTAATCCCTTATTCTATGGACGAATGTAATGCTCGTCAAAATGACTTTAAGCACTTTCCTATAACTTGGTTATTTAGCAGCCTTTTTTTTTTAACAACTTTCGTTCAAGAACTTACAAAAGCTTCCCTATCATATATGGAGACGAAAACGATAGAGAACAACAAAAAAGACAAAGCAAAAACAAAGATACTACGCCACAAGAAGTCCAACAATCCGTAGTAGATTTTTATTACCAATCACTTATGTTGTGCGCTCAAGACGACATCTTAAAAGTAAATCCCGTTCTTAAATTGGAATTGTTTGAGGTCTTATCATATTTATCATATAGGTTAGATAAGGCACATAAAGAAAACCAGAAAAACCAAAAAACAATACAATAATGACTATAAAAGATATTATACAAATATTCGCAGTATTCACGGC